AATAAAGGCAACTACATCTACGTCTGGGAACTGAGAAAGAAACAAAGCAGAGACAGCTTTGACTCCTACCTTACCGCTAAGACTTTCATCTATATGGTCTTGTATTGCTTTACTTAACTTTTCTAATCCTGACTCAATTATATTTCTCGCATAATAATTTTCGGATTCTCTGCCAGCTTTAATATTTTTATTTTGCCTAGAGATTTTATTGTAAGCTGAGATGCTTGAGATACTAGCTTCAAGTTCTAACTGTTTTTTACTAGGCTCAACCATTTTTGTCTCTTGCTTTTTGTATGTAATCGTGTAGTTTTAAAAGTTTTTTAGTAAGCGGACTTTCTAATTCTTTTTTTTCTTTTTTTCTTTGTTTTTCTACATGATGTATTGCCATTAGTATTGACCACTCTATGTCCATACATTGTCTTTCAGTAAGTTCAATCTTCATCAGTTCAACACCCTCCTAAGTTTATCTTCATACTTTCTAATTACCTCAAGCCTTACCTCTTCTGGTATGGTTACATACTCTTCAATAGGTTCAAAGATCATATCTATTGTTGTCATTTGTCCAATCGCAGCACCATTATCTTGTACCCATACAACATTAACTAATGGTTTTTCTGTTGCCATTTTTGATTCTTTATTTGTGTACCAAGTTTCTTCTTTGAAAAAGAAATTAGTTGGCATGATTTCTATATGTACTTCCATTAGTTCAACACCTCCACTACAGAGTGCAAAGCCTTTGGTGCTAAGTGTGCATAGATCATGGTGTTCTCTATGTCCTCATGCCCTAGCCAATCCTTAACTA